ATATTCCGGAATCAGTGTGACGGCGGTCGGGGGCCAGCCGGTCATGATCCGGATGCAGGGGATCCCGACCATGCCCGGCTATCGGGACCGCCCAGGAAAGTGGAATTGATGTGGCGCTTGATACCGCTGAAAAACGCGCTTCCGCGGTCTCGCTCAATCCAGGGGCACCTTCTTCGGTCACGCCTAATGCGATCCATGATCGAGAATGGCGACAGGAAAGCGGCTGGGGCTATAGCGGCGTTACGATCGGAGCCGGGTTTGCGATTGGAGATGTCTCTGTTGCGGACCTGGCGTATTACGATGTCGTTCTTTCAGACCAGCTCCTCTACCATGACGTGACGCTCATGGATGATGTTCGTTTCGATGTCGTCGTTTCGGATACCCTTCGATGAGCAATGTTTACGATGTGGGCGACGGCATCCGCCTGACGGCCAATTTCACCGTCAATGATGTGGCGACCAATCCATCCAGCGTCGTGCTGAAAGTCACTGATCCGGGCGGTAACGCAGGAACCTCCGCACCCTCCAATAGCGGGACTGGTGCCTATTTCAAGGACATCGTTGTGGATGAGGAAGGTATCTGGTATCACCGCTGGGTTGGGACTGGAGCTGTCGTGGCAGCCGCAGAGGGACATCTGTTCGTGCGGCGAAAGATCACGGTATGAGCGAGAAGGATTTCTGGATCCTCATTCGGCGGGCGCTTCTGATGATGGTACATGCTATAGAAAAGAAGTATGATTTAACCGAGTCCTAATCCTAGCCGCACCTGTAGGGGTCCCGCCTATCCGAGCCGCCGCATCTGCGCCCGCTCCAGAGTGGAGTGGGCGTTTCATTTGTGGCCGAACTCAACGACCGGATGGATTGGGAGGGAGATCTTGCCAGGGAGCTGGGGAAGATTGAGCGGGCTCATTTAGGGCGATTGCTTGAAGAACTGGGCGATCCACCGGACATTAATAACGTGCCTGCTTCCTTCTGGACAGAAACGGGAGAGGAGTTACAAGCGGCCCTCAGCCGCAACTTTCAGGGCATCTACACCGCAGCGGCCCAACAGATACTCGATGCTCAACCTATTGGAGTGGATTGGGGGATTGTCAATCAGAACGCGATCAATTGGGCTAGACGATATAGCTTCGATCTCGTCCAGGGAATCACCGAGACGACCCGGAGGGCCGTATCCGATGCCGTAGCCGCCTTCTTCGAACAGCAGCAGACGATCGGGGATTTGAGGGCGGCGCTCTCCGAACTCTACGGGCCGGTGAGAGCAGATCTGATCGCCTCAACCGAAGTGACTCGGGCGGCCGTGCAAGGTGAACTCAGTGTTGTTAATGAGCTGGCATCGCAGGGCGTAGAGATGGTAGCCATCTGGAGGACTTCTGAGGATGAGTTGGTTTGTCCTCTCTGCGGTCCTTTAGCGGATAAAGAAGAGGGGGACGGATGGAATGAACCTCCCCCCAGGCATCCGAGATGCAGATGCTGGCTATCACATGAGTTTGTAGGAGTGGCCATTGGCTGAAGTAGGAATTCACATTGAGGGATTGCCTAAGCTGCGAAAGATCATGCAGAAGATCGGATCCTTGCAGCCGGTGAAGGTGGGGCTTCGAAGTGGAGCGATCCATGTGAAAGGGAAGATTGCGAAGTACCCGCCTGTCTCACGGCGCCCCCAGCCCTTCGTGTCTGATCTGCAGCGGAGAGGGTTTTTCGCCAAGCTCAAATCTGGTCAGATCCAGGTGCCCTATCGGCGAGGCATTTCTCCGAATTCCGAACGGCTTGGAGGAAGCTGGACAGTCGAGGAACGGGGCGGAGGATTGCAGCAAGTGGTGGGAAGCGATACCTCCTATGGTCCTCTGGTACAGGATCGATCCAAACAGACCCGCTATCATCGGGATACAGGCTGGAAAACGACCGAGGATGTGAGCGAGCGGGAAGCCAAAGAAGTGAGCCGCATCGTGAAAGAAGTCGTGGATGCGGCGCTGGAAGGGAAGTAGTGCCTGAGCCTGGAGCCAATGAGAGCCAAGATGAATTCATGGCTCGATGCGTCCCTATGCTGGTGGACGAGGGGAACGATCAGGATCAGGCCGTAGCGATCTGTATGAGCAATTGGAGGGAGGGTAAGAGTTTGAGAAAGCCAGGACCTGTCACGATCAAATCGAGTACCGATACCGAAGCCATCATCGCCGGCTATGGCGTGGTCTTTGGAGGGAAAGATCTCGAAGGGGATACCTTCACCGCGGAGACCGAACTGGAGCTGACCTATGTTCCAGTCAAGGCCATGTTCTACGACCATACACTGAATACGAAAGTGACTGGGGCGTTGGGCTCGGTGAAGATCGAGGAAGCCGACGAGGTGGGAGTCTGGATCGAAGCGCAGCTGGACCGTTCCAAAGCCTATGTCAACGCGGTGCTGGAATTGGTCGGGCAGGGTGTGATCGGGCTCTCGAGCGGGACCGCTTTCCATCTCGCACGACGCAACGGTGGAAAAATCCTGCGCTGGCCGGTGGTGGAATACTCACTCACCCCGACACCGGCTGAACCGCGCACCATCGGGGTGACGCAGCTCAAATCGCTGTTTGACGCGGCTGGGCTTACCTTGCCAGAGACGTTCAACGAGGCCGAAGAGGCGAACGTAGGCAAGAAGATCGGCGGCGTGACAGAATCCAAAACGAAAGAGGTAAAGATAATGGCTGAAGAGAAGTTGAAGGTGGAGACCCCTGGGGTCGATGCCGATGCTATCGCTGCCAAAGTAGTCGCCATCCTCGGCGCCCAACAGGAAGCGATGGCTGCCGAGGAAGCCAAGTTCCAGACCCGCTTGGCCGAGGAAAAAAAGAAGTGGGAAGCCGATACCCCGGCCTGGAGGGGCGGCTTCAACACGATGCGGGTTGCTGAAACCGGGAGCGATGATGGTGGGGTGAAGGCGTACTTCCACATGCTTCGTACCAAGGACAACAAGCCGTATCAGAAGGTCTACGCAGAAGCGGCGAAGCTCCAGCTATCGATGAACGATGACATCCCGGAAGTCAAGGCCGCACTGCAGGGTCAGACCGATGGGGAAGGCGGCTTCCTGGTCCCGGATGATTTCTTCAATCAGGTCGTCGCCAAGCGGGACGACATGAGCGTCATCCGGCGGGCGGGTGCGACGGTGATCCAGACCTCGCTCGATCGGGTGTTGATCCCAACCGAGGGCACCTCGATGGCTAAGTTTGCCATCACGGCCGAAGAGGCGGCAGTGAATGAGGACGAGCCGACCTTCGGGCAGGTCGTGGCGACGGTTCACAAGGCGACCAAGCTGGTGAAGATCTCCGAGGAGCTGTTGGGCGACGAGAAGGCCAATCTGGGGCCGTTCTTGACCAATGCCTTCTCCAGGGCCGAAGCCGAGTGGGAGAATTACTACTTCGTTTCGGTTGGCACAGGAACCTCTCAGCCGAAGGCGGCCTTGATCGAATCGGGGCTGGGCGTGACCGCGGCGGGCACCAATGCCATCACCGCCGCGAACGTGAATTCGCTGATCTACTCGCTGGGGGCGTCCTATGCCTCCAGTCCGTCTGTGGCGATCGTCGCCAAGCGAGCGACTCAGGGTTCGATCTTCGCCCTGACCGGCAATCCATTCCTGTTCCAAGGAACGCCGGCTGGCAGCGCGGTTGGGGGAAGCGATCAGTTCACCCGCCGAATCGACGGCGTGCCGTTCTACTCGGATGAGACCATGCCTGCCATGACCACGGGCTTGAAGCCGCTCCTGATCGGCGACTTCAGCTACTACTTCGTGGTGGAGCGCATGGGATTGATCATCCAGCGGCTGGATGAGCTCTATGCTGGCAACGGACAGGTTGGGCTCTTGGCGAAGTTCCGCCGAGGTGGAATGCCCGGCCAGGCCGAAGCGTTCAAGCACCTGATCCTGAGTTAGGAGGTTGACATGGCCCATCTAATCACGTCAGATGCGAAGTTCAAGGTGGCCGGAGTTGCCAACCTCTCGACCTCGGGGGGCTGGACTCCAGTGGAGGTGGACGCGTCTGGTTTTGATCGAGCGTGTTTCGTCGTCCAAAGAGGCACTCAGACGGGGGGAACCAAGAACACCCTCCGGACCAGTCTCTACCATGCCGGTACGTCTGGAGGGACTTATGCACTCGCCTCCGGCACTCTCGGGACGATGGCGAATACCACCTCGAACAAAGCCTATCAGTTGGAGTTTGCCGTCACTGCCGCCAAGCCGTTCTTGAAGCTGTATGGGACGGGAGGCGGAACCGGGACCGCAACGATGGCTTGTGCGGCTGTGGCTGT